CCCCAGCCTTGCTGCTGGGGACGTTGGCTTGGATACCAAACTCCGCTTAGGGATTTTGACCGATCCCGGCGGGCCGTTCGTCTTAGGAGGAGACCCTAATAGGACCTCCTACCACGCCTTCTCCATGAGGCTATCATGGACGAATTCCTTCCCATCAAAAGAACAACTCAGATCGAAGATCATGAGCCGCCCTAATCAGGGATAAGCAGTCGGGTGACCGCTGTTAAAGACTAACCGCGTGATTGGACCGCACTCGCGGGGGACGGCTCCTCCAAGGGTAGGTCGTGAGACCTACTTTGGAGAGGGGAGTGGGTCAGCCTAGGATAAGCTAAACTCACATGTATAATGTGAGGGGTGAGGAACAGGAGAGGTCCACAACGAAAATAAATAGGTTGTGGGCCTGAGCCTCAGTCGCCCTCAAGATACTATGCATCTTGTTAAAATAGCAAAGTATCCCAGCAGTGTTTGGTAGGCACTCGCATGGGATCTCCCGCCCAAACGACCTAACAAGGTCAGGCCGAAAGGTTAATGGTGATCCCAACGAGTTGTGCCCCACTCTTAATTGAGTGGGCTTTTGTGCCCCCTGCTGTTTCAGACGACGTGTCTGTATACATGGGGAAGGATGTCATGCAGGATAACCTGCACGGGAAATAGGCGCACTGGGTGCTTTTCCGTGTGGGGGAGAAAGTTTGACACACCGTTTTCCGGGTGATTCCAAACCTGTCCGCCCACCCGGGTCAGGAAAATAGTTGCTATTACTGGTTCCCTTGAACCTACCACATTTTATCACAAATCATGATCCCCATCAATCTTTGCTTTAATCTGCGAATAAGTCCAGGAGAAGCCTGCATTGCAAGCTTCTCTACCTCATCATGTTGCCATTCTGGGGATAAGTTCCTAGTGGCAGGTGTGGCGCTATCGATGGAGGATGTCTTGGCCCTTAAGCCTGTGACTAGAACCATCGCTCAGTGGCAGATACTTGTCGATTGGGACCATCAGAGTACCAGACCTTTCGTCGTGGTAGACCCCTTTAATCCCGACGGACTCTTGTACCTGACCCAAGCGGAATATTTGTCACAAGCCAAAGTTGCGGCTTCTAACGATCTCCCCATCCTTCTAGTAGCCCGCCCTGGCACGCCCCAGCCGACCCCTCTTCGGACTGACCCTTCTTCTAAAAATACCCCCCCCCGTGGGGGGAGAGGATATCTTGATCGATGGTCCCGTAGCGAACGTTTCGCTTGGAAAACATTTCTTTCTTTAAGGGATACAATTCGAAAGAATGTTCCCCAAATTAAAAATTCAACTATGGTTTCCGAAACAGCTGGTTCTGTCCCTCGGACAGTAACTATGTGGGCGCGCCAATTAGCCCACTATACTGAGGTTAAGAATCCGGGAATGGTTCCCTTACTTCTCCTTCCTCTGACTAAGTCGCTCCAAGAGCTCATCCGACAAAATGGGCAGCAAGCGGCTATCCTTCACCTGAAGGTTAGTCTTTTTACGCTGTACTCATTCCTTTCTGGGAATCCGCTGAAGTGTACGCAACCCATTGGTTGGGGCATCCGCCTCACCAATGGTCTCCCCACGTGTTGGGGAAAAGAGCTGAGATCCCGTATCCGCTCCAATAACGTTCCGATTACTCGGTTACTAGCCTCGGTACTTAACATATACCGGGCTATGGATGCTCCGCATCCAGCTATGGCAACCGATACAATCACTCAGCCTCATCCGGACCTTAGTAAGTCGCCCATCTTCGCAGACTACAAGCTGTTCTGCCGGGATATCTTTCCCGGTTTGATCGCTAAGCACACAAAAGACGGCACCCTGCCGCCTTTCGAGTACAAGTCTGCTAAGGGACTCTTACTTACTTCAGCGGGTCCCAATATGCCCATTTCCTCGTCGGGTCTAGCAATGGATGCTAAAGCCTGGGCTAACCAGCCCCGGAATTACATCCAGGAGTGGTTTAAACTGCACGGCGATGAAGAGATGAACCGTCTACTAGAGGCTCACGCTGTAGAATCAAAATATATGGATCTTAGTGATCCAGGAGTCTTAGACTCTCTTGAGGACAAAGTCCCATTCTACACCGCGGGCCAATGGTGGATGGCCGTCCGTCCATCAGCACAGTTTAGTCTTCGCCCAGGTCAACCGATTCTGGGCAGACTCCATGCTATAGAGGAGCCTGCGGGCAAGGTCAGAGTCGTAGCAATTTGTGATTACTGGACCCAGACAGCCATGTGGCCCGTTCACGTTCATCTGTTCAGCCTATTACGTCTGTTGCACAGAAATGATGCAACGTTCGATCAAGACGGAACGGTTAAGCGGTATTACGAGCGTGGACTAAGTCCACATTGGTCTTATGATCTGAAGTCGGCCACCGATTTGATCCCTCTTGAACTCTACAAGTGTGTCCTTTCTCCGCTATTAGTAGCGAAGGGAGAAACATACGAGCAGGGTGTCGAGAGAGCAAACTTGTGGTCAGCAATTCTCACAGATAGAGACTTCTTCTTACCAACGAGTGGCGACAAGGATTGTCCACCAACAAGTGGTGATGATAAATCTCCGCTTGAGTCTGTCCGGTATGGTACCGGGCAGCCTATGGGGGCTTTGTCGTCATGGGCCTCGATGGCCTTGGTGCATCATAGTCTCGTACAGTTTGCTAACTGGCGGGACACTAAAAGACCACGTTGGTTCTTAGATTACCTGATCCTAGGAGACGATGTGGACATAGCAACCGATGTGCGGGTAGCCAACTCGTATGTCGAGTGCTGTAAAGCATTTTCCATCATCATAGGTTTGCAAAAATCTCTTAAAAGCTCTAAGAACTTTTTCGAGTTTGCAAACCGACGATTTCACCCTTTGGGCGACCTATCACCTATTAGCTTCCGTGAGGAACTGAGTTCAATCACGTGGTCTACGAGGAGAGAATTCGCCAAGAGGATAGTCTCAAGGGTTGGGGCGTTGCAGACGTCGAGTTCCATCTTACGACGGACACTCACTGCGGCGCAGTGGACATCTTTAGCACCTGAAATGTCTGGGCTCCGCGCTTCATCGCTCCTGCGATTAGTTCACTTTTGTTCGGATAACCCGTTCTCGTCAATTGACGAAAAAGAGATCACCGTATCTCAGATTCTGAAATGGCTCATCCACATTCTCCCCCCGGAGGATGTTACTCGGATAAACCAGATCATCTTCGATAGATCACTAACCGAGGAGCTCGACGAGAGCCTTAAACAATATTTCATTGCTACTTTGAAGGAGGAGTTAGAGAAGAGATTATCAGCTGAGTCTCTGGCAACGCAGTTCTTCCGTCCATCTGACTTCCCGATTGAACGGGTGTCGGATGCTTGGCGCCTGAAAGGGCTGCCTGGCATTCCGCCCAAAGATTGGGGGGAATGGGGACGGCTAACTGCGCCGCTCAAACTCAGGGGAGCGTCGGAAAGAGGGCCAACATGCCCTTATCCGGCTCCATCTTCCATGGCGGACGTAATCTGCCCCCTTACCCCATCTACCTACGATTACCTCGAGTTCTGCATTAACAAAGTCAACACAGAACAGGCTCTCGCAGTGACTAGAGTAAAGATGCGACTCGACCGCCTACTGAAACCCGTGAAGCCAAAGATTGCTACAGTTGCGGGAGATGTTTCCAAGGCAAAGTTACCTAACCCAACCCTGGGTCAGATAATCAAGCTCTGGATCGAACTCTTTACCAACTGTAACTATATCCCTCCGTTCGACGGGAATAGATCCCTGAGCTACAGACTGAACGCTCACGACATGCAACAGCGTGTCGATTCGCCTACGGTCTGGAACGCCAGGAACGCCATTCGCGTTCGTGAAGAGGGTATCTTTGGACCCATGAAAGAAACTATTTCTTTCATAGCGGGGCATCTCGGAATCCAAGTTCCAAATGTTCCATTCTTTAACCGAGGTCAAAGAGGGAAACAATGGCTAAAAGCCCTGAGATCTGCGATTAAATTATATGATGCAGTCCAGCCCCACCTCTTGAAAATCCAAATCGGCTCGCTTTATGCTGAGCGTCTAGAGGGAAATTCTAATGGTCGGTACTGGCTACGGTCATATACCGGAGGCAATGATCTCGCGGTGGGTTCTTCCGGGTTTGGTCACCTGAAAGGGCTTACACATGGACCGGTCCGAGCTCTCTCCTTTGTCCTCCTTTAGGGCAAAGTTCCTACTTTCGTAGGTTCTATAAAGATGTGAGCGAGGGCCTGAAATGTGACCATTGGCTAGTATCCAAAACTACTAGGATTAGCTCAGAACCGCTC